AAATCATGTTATTGAAATGGCACTAGCTGGTTTCAGTAAAGATGATATTGAGATAGAAGTCGCTCAAGGTGTACTTACAGTTAAATCAATGAAAGAAAATGCAGATGATGAGGCAACTGTCCATCGTGGTATTTCCTATCGAAAATTTAATCGTAAGTTTACTCTTGCAGATGACATTGTTGTTAATGATGCAAAATTAGAAAATGGACTTCTTACAATTTTTCTGGAACAAATCATTCCAGAAGAAAAGAAGCCAAAATTAATTCAAATCAAATAATATAAAAATAGCAAAAGGGGGGTTGACAAGACTCCCCTTTTGTGGTATTATAGTTAGAATTAAAGGTTAATTAATGTCAAATAAAAAAAGAGCTTACTATGAACAGCCATGGTGGAAGGGTAAAACCCACATCATAGATTTGCCTACACCAATGGAAATTGGTATTGAAGAAGTACTTGATGGAAAAGTAGTAAAAAGAACTGTAGAGAGTAGACCTTTGACTGTCGATGATTGGGCTAAGATGCATTCAGATGCAATTGCTTCAACCGACATTAAACTAAAGGCTGAGTGGGATGCGGAACGTAAAGAAAAGACTGCATTGAAGAGATTATTTAAGGAATTGAACAGATGACAAAAAAAGTAGAAGATTATGAATTGTTTCCAGAATCTGAAGGTTCAGATAAAAATAAAATTCTCTGGAATAAATGGCGAGACAGGTGGAAGTCAAAGAATGAGAATTTGTTTGAAATTGATTTAGATGCTGCAAATGAAGAATTAGAAATTTATATGGCGGACAAACGCAGACGTAAACTTAAACAAGTGGACGATAGGATCGAACATGATGAATTTGAAGCTGCAGGTAAACTTAATGAATTAGATGAGGATAATTTCTTTCATCCAAAGAATCAAGTTGGTGGTGCATCATATGACTCTGTTAAAACAGAAGTTAAAAATGGTGGAATGAAAATTAATATGCGGCCGCAACTTGCTGTAAATATTATGAAGGTTGAATTTCCAGAAGAAATTACTGCTGAATTAAATGATCATGTTGATACTGTAATTATTCCAAATAACAAAGATTTCTCAAAAGGATTAGTTGGTCAAATTAATCGTAATGATAAATCTAAACAATTAACATTTCCACACCTAGACGATAATGTTGGTTTAATGTTTAGTGGTGTTTTAGAATCTCTTGCAAAACAATATATTCAAAGTATCTTACACAAAGATTGTAGCGCATCAGTAGATAGTATGTGGACGGTTCACAGTTATGAAGGTGATTATAATCCTCTACATGATCATGGGACAAAATCGTCAATGGGATTGTCATGTATCTTTTATATGAAAGTTCCAGAACAGATTAGCAATCTTGGAAATCCAGATGAAGAATTTGAAGGTTTAAATAATTCTTCTGGTGCAACTGATGGATTTACTTATTTGACTTGGGGTTTGAATGGCCACAGAGATGTTAATATGCTTAGGCCTATAACTGAAGCATATGTTAAACCAGTAGAGGGAACTTTAATAATGTTCCCATCTTGGTTACGTCACAGTGTAAACCCATTCTTTGGTGAAGGTGAACGTAGAACCTTTTCTGCTAATATTAGTATTTATCCTATGGAGTCTGAAAATTAAATGAATTACAAATATAATGAAAATACTACTTTAAAAGAATTAAAGGAGTATATTGACTCAACCTATGATGCACACTACAGCAAGGATAAGTTCCAAGCTACAGAGTTCATTATAGATGGTGGTCATGGTGAAGGGTTTTGTATCGGTAACATACTAAAGTATGCACAACGGTATGGAAAAAAGAATGGCAAGGACAGAAAAGACTTGTTAAAGGTTATACATTATGGTATAATAGCATTATACATCAACGAATTGGAGAATCAGAAGTGACACAAGTACCATCGCAGCATGCTAGGCTGTTAGTTCTTAGTCAAGAAATAGACTTACTAAAAGAAAAACTACGGCCCTCTGCTACTGGGCATATACACACTGCAATAAATGTTTTAGAATATCAAATAAAAGAAATTGAGGAGACTATAAATTATGAAACTGAGTAACCATACCACTTCAGTATTGAAGAACTTTGCTACTATTAATCAAAATCTAGTGATTAAAGAGGGCAACACAATTACAACAATGTCTGCAATGAAGAACATTGTTGCTAAAGCCGATGTAGAAGAAACATTTCCACAGGAAGTGGCAATCTATGACTTGAATGAATTTCTTGCATCTATGTCTTTATTTACAAGTCCTGTATTAGACTTTTCAGAAAATCATGTTATGATTACTGAGGAAAATAATACTTCAAACTCTCTGAAGTATTTCTATTCTGATCCATCAGTTGTTACAAGTCCTAGTAAAATGATTACTATGCCATCTCAAGAAGTTACTTTTACAATGAGTAACGAAGATTTATCTAAATTGAAACGGGCTGCTGGAGTAATTGGAGCCCCAGACATGGTTCTGGAAAAGAATGGTAGTGGTAGTTCTCTTACTGTAAAAGATAAGAAGAATGACACTGCAAACAACTACTCTCTTGATGTTGCTACTGATGGTGAAGGTGAGTTTAACTTCTTCTTCAAAGTAGAAAATATGAAACTGCTTGATGGTACTTATGATGTAGAGATTTCATCTAAGAACATTAGTCACTATACAAATAAAAGTTCTCCAGTAGAATACTGGATAGCACTTGAGCCCGAATCAACTTACAAAGTTTAATTTAGGAAATTTATATTATGGAAACTTTTTTGTGGGTGGAGAAATACCGCCCGTCTACTATTCGTGACTGCATCTTACCAGATGATCTAAAGAAAACATTTACTGAATTTGTCAATGACAAACATATACCAAACTTAATTTTGTCAGGTGGCCCAGGCGTAGGTAAAACTACTGTCGCCAAAGCCATGCTTGAGGAAATAGGTGCAACGTATATGATGATAAATGGTTCTGAGGAATCTGGTATTGATGTGTTACGAACTAAAATTAAAAACTTTGCATCCACAGTTTCACTTGAAGGTGGGCGTAAATACATTATCTTAGATGAGGCAGATTATCTAAATGCTCAATCTACTCAACCAGCTTTGCGTGGTTTCATGGAAGAGTTCCATAAGAATTGTGGATTTATTCTAACTTGTAATTACAAAAACAGATTGATACCACCACTACACTCTCGTTGTAGTGTTGTAGATTTTATCATCCCAAAAGATCAGAAACCTAAACTTGCACAAGAGTTTTTTGCAAGAGTTCAAACTGTTCTTACTAAAGAAGATGTTAAGTTTGATCCAAAGGCTGTTGCTGAACTTCTAAATAAGTTCTTTCCAGACTGGCGTAGAGTTTTGAATGAACTTCAAAGGTATGCTGCATCTGGTATTATAGATGCGGGTATCTTAGTAAATATATCCGATTCAAATATAAATGAACTAATGCATTCTCTAAAACAGAAGGAGTTTACAAATGTCCGTAAGTGGATTGTACAAAATCTTGATAACGATCCTGTACGCATTTTTCGACGCTTGTACGATAATCTGTACGATTGTGTTGATGGTTCTACTATTCCTCATGTTGTAGTTATACTGGCAGACTATTCATATAAGTCCGCCTTTGTTGCAGATCAAGAGATTAATCTTTTGGCTTGTATGACTGAGATTATGGGTCAAGCGAAGTTCAAATGACCTATGAACTCAAAGACTACTTAAATGCAATCAACCATGAAAAGAAGAACCTCATGGACACAGACGATGAAATGTGGGAAAAGAAATATCCACCTTTCATCGTAAACAAATGTCTGGCACCATTTCCAGATACCATCATGCTTGTAAATGAGATGAATGTTAACTCTCATTTAGATCATAAGTTACAATTTGACTTTTTCCTAAATAGTATCAGATCACGGAAAAGGTTTACACCGTGGATGAAGGCGAACAAAGTAACAAATCTAGAGTATGTTAAAGAGTATTTTGGATACTCAAATGAAAAGGCAAAGTCTGCCCTTAATGTACTTGATGATGATCAGATAAAGGCTATCAAAAATAGCTTGAATAAAGGTGGTAAAAATGGAAAACATTAATTGGACACAAGACCATATGCTTGAAGTTGTTCTGAAAGAACCAGACGATTTTTTAAAGATACGAGAAACACTCTCTCGTATCGGAGTTGCATCAAGAAAAGAAAAGAAACTATATCAATCCTGTCATATATTACATAAGCAGGGTAAATACTTTATTGTGCATTTTAAAGAATTATTTGCGCTAGATGGTAAAAATACTAACTTATCAGAAAATGATATTGCTAGACGAAATAGGATTTCTACTCTATTAGCTGATTGGGGTTTAGTCGAGATAACAGGTAAAACTGAACCTATAGCTCCACTTAGTCAAATTAAAATAATTTCATTCAAAGAAAAAAGTGAGTGGATTCTTGAAACTAAATATAACATAGGTAAAAAAAGAGAGGGTTAGTTTGGAAGCTTTCAAGTCATTCATAACTGAGTCGAAAGATGAAAAGTATAGAGTTGTAATTCTCACTGTTGAACATGGTGATAAATCAATTACAGCAAAAAAACTTTCAAAGGAAGCAACCAAGCTTGGATTGCAAAATACTATTG